CAAAATCGAGAAATTTACCAAAACTATTGCGTTCGGTAATAATTTTAGAAATATTGTTTGACAAGCTAAATAATACTGTTATATACTAGCAAGGTGCTAGAATATATCTAGGCATATTTAAAGACCATCTTAATTCATAAAGGAAAAACATCATGGCCACAACGTTAGCAGAAATTAGAGCAAAGCTTCAATCGCAAGATACACGAGGCGGCAACAAACAATCAGGTGGCGACAACGCTATCTATCCACACTGGAACATTGCAGAAGGTTCCACAACACGCATTAGATTCCTCCCAGACGGTAATACTAAAAACAGCTTCTTTTGGGCTGAACGTGCAATGATCCGTTTGCCATTTGCTGGCGTAAAAGGCCAGGCAGACAGCAAGCCAGTTGTAGTTCAAGTTCCATGTATGGAAATGTACGGTGCGGCATGTCCAATCTTGGCTGAGGTACGTCCTTGGTTCAAAGATCCTAGCCTAGAGGAAATGGGCCGTAAGTATTGGAAAAAGAAGAGTTATGTGTTTCAAGGCTTTGTACGTGAGAACGCACTGAGCGATGACAAGACTCCAGCCAATCCAATCCGTCGCTTTACCATCAGCCCACAAATCTTTAATATCATCAAGGCGGCCTTGATGGATCCAGAGATGGAAGAATTGCCAACAGACTTGCAACGTGGTTTGGATTTCCAAATTGTTAAAACAAGCAAAGGCGGCTATGCTGACTACTCTACTTCAAAGTGGTCACGTAAAGAATCTGCCATCACAGCAGAAGAACAAGCCGCGATTGATGAGCACGGCCTGTTTAACTTGAGTGACTTTTTACCTAAACAACCTACAGAAACAGAGTTGAAGGTTATCAAAGAAATGTTTGAAGCGTCAGTTGACGGTCAACCATACGATGCCGACAAGTGGGGTGCGTACTACAAACCTTACGGTTTAGATACACCCAATGCGGCTCCAAAAGCGTCACACGATGCCGATGCCGATGATACTCCTGCCCCAAAGGCAGTAGCAAAGCCAGCAGTTATGGCCGAAGATGAAGACGACGCACCAACTCCTACTGCTCCAGTAGAAGCTGCCAAACCTTCTAGCCAAAAGGCAGAAGATATTTTGGCAATGATTCGTAATCGTCAGAAGAAATAAATTTAACTGATCGGATGTGGGGGCTTCGGTCCCCACTCTTTCTTTATGAATCAGATAAATTCTATAGGGCTTGCGCTAGACCCCACAAACATTCCAAGTTTTTTACTAGACTGGGAACTGACCAAGTTGTGTAACTTGGACTGTTCCTATTGTCCCACGGGCCTAGAAGGCGGACACGATAACTCAACTCGGCATCCAAGTTTGCAGGAGTGTTTGCGTACAATTGATTTCATGTACGAGTACGTGGATCAATACATGCGTCATAAGAAAGAATCACAACGCAAAGTGGTATTAAATGTCTATGGCGGGGAAAGTTTATTCCATCCAGATATTGTTGCAATCTTAGAAGCAGTACGCACCAAACACAAACAGTATCAAGACAGTTGGTACCTGACCGTAACTTGTACTACCAATGGAGTAGTAGGCCAAACCCAATGGGCTCGAATTGTTCCACTGATAGATGAGTTTACAGTAAGCTATCACACAGAAAACTATCCTAAACAAAAACAGCAATACTTAGATAACATCTTGTATCTAAAAACAATGGACAAACGATTCAAATGTGTTGTTATGATGCACAATCGCGAGGACTACTTTGCGGATGCTGAAACAATCGTTGACTTTTGTCGACAACACAATATTCGTCATGTGGTCAAACCCTTGGACAATCAACAACCGGAGTGGCAGTACACAGGCGAACAATACGGTAAACTTAAGACATATTGGATGTCGCCGATTACTGTGATCAAAGATCGGGTACAAGCAATTGAAGAAGGGCGTAGTTGTTGTGGCGGCCGTAAATTGAGTCTCAATGGCGATTTAAAATCCAATGTGGGGTTTGTGGCCCGGCAAGGATTTGAAGGTTGGTCATGTAGTGTAAATTGGTTTTTCTTGTTTGTGCGGCAACTGGATGGTGCTGTGTATACCAATAAAGATTGCCTAATGAGCACAACTGGTAGTGTAGAACCGCTAGGAAATATCAACAACTCACAACAGATTATAAGTACGCTTAAGGACCAATTGGATACTGGGTCAATGCCCATTATCAAATGTAAGAAACGAATTTGTAGGTGCGGGTTCTGTGCCCCAAAAGCCGAAAGTGAAACTGACTTTCGGGAATTAATTAAGAGAAACGTTCCAGTTGACGTTTTTCTAAAAGAGTGTTAAACTAACAAAGTCAATTAATAAACAAGGAAGACTATCATGGCTAAACCATTTGACGTATCAAAATTTCGCAAAAGCATTACCAAAAGCATCGACGGTATCAGCGTCGGCTTTACAGATCCAACAGATTGGATCAGTACAAACAACTATGCTCTTAACTATCTAATCAGCGGAGACTTTAACAAAGGTGTTCCGCTTGGCAAAGTTACTGTGTTTGCTGGTGAGTCTGGCGCAGGTAAAAGTTTTATCTGTTCAGGTAACCTAGTCGCCAATGCACAAAAGCAAGGCATTTATGTTATCCTGGTAGACAGCGAAAACGCACTTGATGAAAAGTGGTTACACGCATTGGACGTGGACACAAGCGAAGACAAACTGCTCAAACTCAACATGGCCATGATTGACGATGTGGGCAAAATGATCAGTGAATTTGTTAAAGAATATAAAACATTGCCCGAAGGTGAACGTCCCAAGGTCCTGTTTGTGGTAGATTCGTTAGGCATGCTACTTACTCCCACTGACGTTAACCAGTTTGAAGCTGGTGATATGAAAGGTGACATGGGTCGTAAACCCAAAGCCTTGGCCGCACTGGTTCGTAACTGTGTAAATATGTTTGGTAGTTTAAATATTGGCCTGGTAACAACAGCACACACATACGCATCACAGGACATGTTTGATCCTGACGACAAGATCAGCGGTGGACAGGGTTTTATCTACGCTTCCTCTATCGTTGTAGCTATGCGTAAGTTAAAACTAAAAGAAGATGAAGATGGCAACAAGATCAGTGAAGTCAAGGGTATCCGTGCCGCTTGCAAGATCATGAAAACACGCTATGCCAAGCCATTTGAATCGGTGCAAGTCAAGATTCCGTATGAAGAAGGTATGAATCCGTATTCGGGTCTAGTTGATTTGTTTGAGGGCAAAGACTTGCTCAAGAAAGAAGGCAATAGTTTGGTATATACATTGGCCACAGGTGAAATCATCAAGAAGTTCCGTAAGGCATGGGAACGAAACGATGACACTTGTCTGGATCAAGTGATGGCAGATTATGTTGCTAACCCACATCAGAAACTGTCTGTTGTTGACGAGATTGAAGCCGAAGTGACTGCTTTGGTCGACGACAAACCCAAGAAATCTAAAAAAGAGGAAGTAATTGAGTAACATACTCATTATTGGTGACAGCTTTGCCGCAGATTGGTCAACTAAATACAAAGATTATTTAGGTTGGCCAAATCTGCTTGCAAAACAACACACAGTAACTAACCTTGCACAAGCAGGAGTCAGTGAGTACAAGATCTATCGGCAGTTGCTTTCAGTTGACAATCTGGAACAATATGATGTTGTTATTGTAGCACATACAAGTCCGTATCGCATACCCACATGGCAGCATCCTATTCACAGCAATGATTCATTGCACAAAGATGCCGACTTGATTTACGCAGATATTGCTTATCATTCTAAGCGCATTAGGAACATATTCAATAGAAGTTTACGTGGCGCATACGATTTCTTTACCTATCATTATGATTCTGGTTTTTTTGAAGATAGCTACGGTTTGTTTAGAAAAGAAATAAACAGAATTTTACAAGATAAACTGGTTATTACTCTTTTGACTTTTGGCGGATATCGGGCTTTAGAAAAAGATGTATTGGACTTTACATATTTGTTAAATACCCAACCGGGCTTAATTAATCACTACAGTGAACAAGGAAATCAGCTAGTATATCATGGTGTACTGGCCCAGTTACAAACATTATCAAAGGAAAATAAACAATGAGCATGGACATAGAAGTTTTGATTGAAGCATATACTATTTTAAAACAGTATATCCCACAAAAAGATCGCCAAGAAGCCGCAGACAATCTCATGAGCATAATGGTTGACATGTTGAATGATGAAGAGCTTGAGCAATTTGGCGGAGCCGATAATACTCTTAAACGTGCTCTTAAAGAATATTCAGCCGACGATGATGAAGTCGAGGACGAAGAAGGTGATTGGTAAATCGGGGATAATTGATAATTTTTTCACTGAGGCAGAACTGGACCCAGTGATAAAATACCTCTCAAATCTAAAATCAGCATTTGATTACGGCAACGGGATTGATGCAAACAACAGTCTGTACCCGTGGTTTGTTAAAAAATGCTTTGTCAAAATACAACAAACGTTTGGCAAAGAACTAATTCTCAGCAGAGTCACATATTTAAATGATGGTGTTCCTATTTCGTTGCATTCAGACTACTACCAAATGGACGGCAAAGGAACACCCAAGTTTGCAATACTAATTCCAGTGTCGATTAACAATGATAGATCGTTCAAAAACAAAGTTCATACTGTGGTGTTTAATGAAACTGATGAATTTTCCAACAAAGAAAACAAGCTAACTACATTGCATTGGAACAAAGAGTCGTGGTATCGCACCAGATCAATCAAAGAAAATAATGCCATGCAATACCGAGATCAATACCTTGGGCATATTGTCCCTGAAGATCTAGAATGTTTAACTGTGCATACTATATCGGAATGGAAGTTTGGCAGTTTGATATACTGGGATTCACGACTATTACATACCAGTGATAATTTTACAAAAAACAATGTTACATCAAAACAGGCACTAGTACTACACACCTATGTTCTATAATAAAATTGTTGCCAACCTTGGGGAAATTCCAAACTTCATTGATTACTATGAAGGCGAACTGATTGCGGCCAAGGCCGATATTAAAATTCGAGGCAATGTAGAACGAGCCCTGAGCAATTTGCCGGGCGAAACAGAACATCGTTTTAATCAATTACAAGAAATTGAAGCAGTACTAGAATATTTAAATATACAGTTGCGTAAAATACGCCAAACACATTATAAAAAGTATTTGGAAGCATACGCCAGAGCACTTACAAGTCGAGATGCTGAAAAATATGCCGAAGCCGAGGACGAAGTGATTGATATGGAAACAATTATCAACGAAGTAGCATTGCTTCGTAACAAATGGTTGGGAGTGATGAAAGGTATAGAGTCTAAAAACTTTATGCTGGGACACGTTGTTCGTTTAAGAACAGCCGGTATGGAGGACATTGTGGTATCATGATAGATTGGAAAACACGAGCTGATCAATTGTTAGAAGAGTTTGACTTGTGCATCAAGGCCAAGCCCATGCACAATGCAGTAGATATACAATTGGAAAAAGATACAGTTGCAAAGTTTGCATATAACTTGGCCACACAGCGAGGGTGGGGATCTGATAGAGAAATTGCCGAAGCAATTTATCAACTTGAGCCCAGACTTGCACAACTTAAAAAGAAATTAATTATAGAGATACTACAATATGGGCCTGTTTAAAAACTCATACGCTAGCCATGATCATAGTTTAGAATTTTTAAACATGATCTATGGGTATGATACCTTTCTTGAAAATTTAGAAGTCATTGCAGACATGGGCTGTGGCGAAGGCCGGGACACAGAGTGGTGGGCAACGTTAACCACACGCGATGATCCGCCAGTCCCGCACAATTATTTGGTATATGCAGTAGACAAAGACATTAGACAAATAGAACCAGACATATTAAAAAACAACACCAACATAAAAACCATTGAAGGCAACTTTGAAACTCGTATCATTCCAAGGAATGTTGATTTAATTTGGTCGCACGATAGTTTTCAATATGCTCGTGATCCATTTAAATGTCTGAACACATGGAAAAGTACATTGAATGTCAACGGTATGTTGTTGATGACCATACCACAGACCACATATCTGTACAACAATCGTCTGGTGGTTGCTAATTACAGTCAGCAATATTATAACTACAACATACTGAACATGATGTACATGTTGGCCATAAGCGGATTTGACTGCCGCGACGCATATTTCTATCGCAAAGAAAATAGCCCCTGGTTATATATTGGCGTGTATGCCAGTGAACATGAGCCGCTGACTCAAGATGCCACATGGTATGATTTGGCAGATCGTAATCTAATCAACGACAGCGTGATCAACAGCGTGAGTAAATATGGATACGCTAGATTAGAAGATGTAATTGTAAGTTGGTTCGATAAAAATTTATATCAGATAACAAATTAACATGAAAATAGTTTTATGCACCGGAGGATTTGATCCCATACACAGCGGACATATTGCATACCTAAAAGAGTCTCGTACTTTGGGCGATATGCTGATTGTGGGAATCAACAGTGACGAATGGTTAGAGCGCAAAAAAGGTCGTGCGTTTATGCCCTGGAATGAACGGCTATGTATTGTAAACAATCTTGCCATGGTCGACGAAGTTTATACATTCAACGACGAAGATGGATCGGCTAGACATTTCATACAACAGGTACGAGCACATTATCCCGGTGCAGAATTGATATTTGCCAACGGCGGAGATCG